ATTCCTAGTTTATTAGGCTAGAAAACTCCGTTTTAGTAGCTGCGGCGACCACGACTGCGACGGCCACGACGGCTACGGCGACGACTACCGGCGGAGAGAGGGGCTCCCGCCAGAGGGTCTGATGGGCTCGCAGCACCCGCGCCCGAAAACGCCAGGTCGGAGCCCGCACCGAACGAGCTGAACGGCTGGACACCATCTCCGCCACCGCCGTACGTCTTCTTCGCCAGCTTCAGCACCTGGCCGAACTTCATACCCTTATGCGCCTTCATTGTCTTCTTGACGTGAACGAGCCACTTATTTCCACGCTTTCCACCTTCAGGCATTTATTACACCGGCAACAAAAGTTATTGTAGCCCCGAGGATTTTTCAACAAACCCAGGTTGGACGCGAGGCGCCTCAAACAAAATCCACTGGCATCCATATGCGAACGCAGTGTCCGGATTTACCTTGGATGACGCAAAGACGGGATCGGGCGCGACGATCGTTATACTAGAACGATTGTATGAAACGAGCTCACGCGCATCCCGAGGGTGAATGGCTTGACCATACGTAAGGTGACGAAGATGCGATTCAGTCCACGAGAGGTTAAGCATGTCACCTAATTCAGTCCCCTGAATACCTCCTGAAACTAAAATGAGTTTGTCAGCCAGATAATCTATTTGAACAGCGTGAACATCTTTTATGTCCGTCAAGTTCTTACGGACCGTAGTCTTGAGAACCTGGGCGGCCTTATTCAGGGTGACACTGTTTGTCACGTGAGGAACAATGGACAGAATAAATGGATCCTTGCTAGGAAATGCCTGGATTAACGCCACACAGACCTCGTCGAATGTCCAGTATTCGTATGCATAATCATAGCTGGGATCTATGTCCTTCTTCGCCACAATCGGTTTCCCATTCTCATCGGCGTAGAGGTGGACTTCCAATAGACGATATCCACTGGCTACCGTTTCAGATGGATCGGCATACACCTTGCCCGAGCAATGGTAATCGCAGAGTCGCTTGCGAGAGAGTATTTCAGGCTGTTTCCCGTCAGTCCAAATTGTGTAGCCAAGTACGGCGAGCAACCCTACACCAATGACAGCTTCCATTGTTTCTTCTTTGGTATTTTAAACCACAAATCACGCCACCAATTCATAACGTCGTCGCCGACCTTGTCTTCCATGGGGATACCCAGCAAGCAGGCATAGTGGAAATACAAGCAGTACATTCCACATTCAGAATCCTTGAACTGGTGACGAGTGGCATTGTACGTCATCTTCATTGGCTTGGCGTGGATGTGCGTTTCATCCCATTGTTCCTTCCACCGTTTCATGAGAACCTGAATCTCCTTTTCGGGCGAATGAGCATAGGAATCAAAGTACGTCACGCGAGGGAATTCGAGTTCGGGACGAATATCGCAAAACAGGGCAATCCAGTGCTCGCCCGGTCCATCGTGAGGATCCGTGTTGAACACAATACCAATTCGGTGGTGGCCTTTCTTATACAACTCAGGTAGCTTCACGCTGCACAGTGTCGAAACAATACACTTGTTGGTCTCATTTTTAAGATCAAAGTCAATCGGAATACAACCGACGAAACAATAATCAGCAAAGATCTCCTCGTAGCTCTTCTCTACAGCATCAATGTCATCAGACGATAACCACTCTGTGCGCTTTAATGTCCATTCCTTCGGAGCCTTCGGACGTCTCAGCATGGATGAGATAATACACTCTGACGCTCCAGTCGAACACTTTTCACGAAACCGATCGCGTATACTCGACCATACAGTTTCCAAGTCCCCGTCGGGGATTGGACCTTCGTTCTTATGTTCCTTGTTGTAGACCTTTCGAAGATTGTCGATTTCCTCCTTGTCAAGCCAGGACATCCTTGTTCAAAACGGATAGTTTATTGTCCACCTCTTGGACAATCAATGGATGCTCTTAAGTCAGTTCTCACTCGCTATGTTGACATCAGCAAGCGCATCGGCGAGGCCAATCAGCACGTGAACGATCTTCGCGATCATCGTCGGACAGTCGAGCTTGATCTCGCAGCTCTCTATGGGAATTCTCGCGAACAGCTGCCCGATACGATCGAGCTGAAGAGTTCGGAGATGATCTTTAAGGTGAAGCGACCCAACGAGTGGAAGAAGGGTTGGTCGCTTTCGAAGAAGGAGTTGAAGGGGTATTTGCTAGAGATCCTGCCCGAGCACGGTGAGGATCTTATGAAGGAGATTGAGCGGAGGCAGGAGGCCAAGATGGTGGAGACTGATTTCGGTTTCGAGTTGAAGGCGAAGAACTAAGGTTGTCTTCAATTTCCTTGAGTGTCGTTTGTAGTTCCAGAATGTATCGCTTTGCTTGGACCAGGTTCTCGTGAGGTAAAAACCCACTCTGGATCCGCATTACATTGCAGACGAATGAAGCATTCGTACTCAAAACTCGCGAAGCCAGAGTGACCATAGGCTTCACCATCAACGTGATATGAATATCACCAACACAATATTTTTAAATACCATCGTCCATGCGACCCATAAAGTACCATCGCATGCGCCTCTCTACATCCCGATTCAATAATTCAAATACACCGCTCCAGTTCGGACGTATAATCTTGCGAATATCCTTGATGTCGTTCACAATTTCATGACGATCTACATATCTTCTGTTCGCCGTGATACCGTGGAACAGGTGATACACCTTGCCGGGAACACACGTAATTGTTGGTTTCGGTGTCTCCTTTTTGTATTCGTCAAATGACGGCTTGAATGCGGGCTTTAGGTAATTACCCTTGAAATCAACACCAAGCCACGCAGCAACGGACAGAGTGTCTCCGCTTCCCGTGATGCCATACTCGTAAAACCCATACGTGCGAAACCACTTGCGTTGAAAAGCCCATGCGAACCCAGGGTGAAGCATGGAATCGTAGGGTTTGGTCCTGTCCATGAAGACGGCCGATTTTCTCTCTTGAAGTGCTTTCGTATATGTGATGTCCATCCATACTGCAGAGGTAAACGGCTGGACTACATTGTGTTGATTCAGTGATTCAGATACAGTGTAATACCAGTTTGGATTACCAAAGACGAGGTCGGCGTCCATGAACAGAAGCTTAGAGTACCACCACGAAACCTTCTGTTCAATCAGACGACAAAGCTGTTCCTTGTTAAACATGCAGGTCTTTGCGCGAACTACAAAAGCCTCGGAGAGTTCAGGATCCCCACTACCATACACAAGTTCCAGTGTATAGAATGGGATTCCGGCACACTTCATCTTCTCCACCGTGTAGAGGTAGTTCATCACCATTCGCTTCGACTTGGCAGGGTTAAAGAATACAAAGCATACGGCCATGTCTTTCACCAGTGGCGCAAAGTACCGTATATCCGTTACATTAGGAACAGATGGAGGCGACTGAACGACGGGAAGGGATGGTGGAACGATAACGGTTGTTAGTGTCATTGTTAGAAAACGGATAAAAAGACCACAGGAGTAACTATGTCAATGGACCTTTACTCACCCTACAACCCTCGCAACCGAGCCTTCAAGGAGTCTGATATCCATCGGATCCTTCATCGTTACGGTCTTCATCACTACCGAGTTTCCAATCCCAAGATCTTCCAGACGGCCATGGTCCACACGACCTATGTCCGTCGACTTGAATACACTACACCCGATGGGCGACCTGCTAGCCTGTCCCCATGTCCTTCAGGGGTGATGCCCTTGCAAGATGCTTCCTACGAGTGCCTAGAGTTTGAGGGCGACTCAGTCTTGGGCGTCTGTATTGCTACCTATCTGCGCAAGAAGTACCCTGAGAAGAAGCAGGGGTTTCTGACCGATGCCCGCAAGGAACTTGTGAACAACGACCGCATCGGCCATCTTTCACAGCTTATCGGACTCGACGTATTCTACGTAATCTCTCGTCACAATGAAGAGTCTGTTGCCATCAATGGACGCAACAACATTCAGAAGCTAGGCGATGTATTTGAGGCGTTCATTGGGGCTCTGTGGTCGGATTGTGGTAACCGGTTCAACATTGTCTATACGTTCGTGACGACGGTCATGGAGACTCACCTTGACATTGAAGAGATCGTAAACACGGTCACCAATTACAAGGACGTCTTTCAAAAGTATTGTCAACGAGAGTGGAAGATCACGCCTACATACGAAATGAGAAGCAATGACCCTCAGAAGAATGAGATCGTCGTTGCTGTCATTGTGAGTGGAAAAGTCTATGGGATTGGAG